GATATACCACCAGCACCCGTTCCAGCAGTCGGAGGGAGCATAACCTGTGCCCAAGGCAGTTGGTTATCTGGAAGTTCTACCGCACTTTCGGGATGGTATCCCATGATACGGACTTTATATCTATTTCCCCATCCTTCACCTCTGGGTTGTTTTCCCATGGCAGACAGTGGTGGGATTTGACCTACCCACCATCTAAAACCATCTCTGCCTAAAAAATTACTTTTGAGTAAATTTTCTTCCATTACTTCTTACTTTTTGGACCGAATGTATCTCTGATAAGTTTCATAGAAGTATATGAAGCTTCTGTATCAAAATGATGACACAATTCCTTAATCATATATAGACCACTTGTTTCGGGGTCAAACTCATTCTTTTTAGATAATGTTATCTTTGGTATCTTACATTCTATCAGATCACCTGCTCTCAGGTTAGTGTTTAGGGGGACAGTCATGCTCACTGTCTGGTTAAACAGAGTGTTATATCTCATCAATGCTTGCGACTGATATTCTGCTGGGTTTGCGTTTGGTGCAGTAGAAACATCATCCTCTAAGGTTCCAACATCAATAACCTGTGTAATAATTCTACTTGGTAAGTTACCTAGGTTTTCTGGTAGGTCAATCTGCTGACCAAGGTTTTCAGTGTTGCTAACATAGTTTTGCAACTTGAATGCACCCTGTTCTTGTGTTGTAAATGTCCAGTTTAGTGGATTATAGAAAACACGTTGCGATGCATATGTTCCAAGTCTAAGTTTTTCTACAAGATTGTTATTTCTTTCTGTCGTATAGTCAATAATAAAACGATCATTATTCCTCGAATAGCTTGATTCGTTTGCACCAGAATAGATATATGTTGCTTTTGGTTTTTGGGCAGCAAGGTTATCTAATGAGCGAAACTGAAACCCATCCTGAGTCTGATAAAATACATATCCAGCAATACCAGACTGTGGAACTGCTTTTGATGCCAACCATACAAGAACAGTAAAAGGTTTTCTTAAATTTCCAATAAAACCATACTTATTTCTTGTCTTATCAATGGTTCCTATTCTTTCCGTTGAGAGATAGTTCTTCAAAATATCAGATACTGATGCATCAATAGAAGATCCTGTTGAAAACTTTTTACCAACCCTTGATGTTTCGTTAGTAATTGCTTCTCTCGATACTAAATGAATTTGGTAGTTTTCTCTTTGACTTTGACTCGAAACGTTACTAATACTAGAAACGTAAAGATAGTCTTTTGGTTTTGAAAAATCTAGTCCTTTATTTTCCTCCGAGTTTCCATTTATTTTCATAGACAACCTCTCACCACCTCTTAGAGGAAGACCATTATATATTGATGAGAGTTCTCCTTTTTTATCAACAATACTTCCGCCAGTATCAGCGACAATAATCTTTGCAGTTATAGTTGGCGAAAATATATCTTCATAATAATCGATAGAATATGTCCCTCCTCTAATGTCAGCGGTCCTCGCCCTATCATTTGATTCTAGTAATAGTGTTTGAAACTCCGATGTTTTTGTTGACATTAGGTATAAGCGAGCTCCATCAATATTCTTTGTTTGATAAGACTATTTAACCCAGAACCTGCGATAACAATAGAACTTTCCCCACTACTACCACCAGTCATCATTGGAGATTGTTGTATAGACTGTGGAGCAGCTACCACTAGTGTTTTTCCCTGCCTCTCTGGTGTGATACCACTAGATATTGCTGTCGATCTTCCAGTAGAAGAAACCTGAGCAACCGTATTTCCCTTTCCAGGAACTGCAAAAGAAGAACTGTTGGGGTTATTTGTGAATAATAAGTATGGAACATATGGGGATGGATCACCATCACTACCATATGTGGTGCTATTATATGTTGCAGTATATTCAAAGTGAAGATGAGGTCCACTCGACTTTCCAGTACTTCCAACCTGAGCAAATGATGTCCCTGCTGGTATCTTTGCAAAAGTTTGTGGTTTACTTGCAAGGTGTGCAAAACGAAGTTGTACATTCAGCGAAGGAACCCAAACATCTAGTACATGTCCATATCCAGTTCCAGGACCATTGGGGAAGTCTGCTTTATAACCAACCCACTCACAGTCAACTCTCAATGCAATCCAAGTTCCTGAGGGTGCAGCGATGTCAATACCACCATGCTTTCCACCCCTGGAACCCTTTACGTCAGTCACTTCAATGTAACTAACTCCTTTACCAAGAGACTGTGTTAAAACGTCACCTACTGCAAACGGTCTAGTTCCCAACTGTCCTAATGGTTGTGGTCCAGAAACTCCTGTTGTAGTACCCATGTCAGGTACAGGTGCGGCAGTAGTGCTTTTACCAAGATATGCACTACCTCTATTGAAACCAAATGTCTGACCATGCCTGGTAGCATCATTGGTCATGTCATCATATTGTTGTTCAAAACCTTTACTTCTAAAGTCTGGTCTATTGCCAACAAACTTAGCAGCACTTTGCTGCATAGACTTATTGAGCAAAGCATTTGCAACTCTATCTAAACCATTAGGACTTGCACCGTTACCACCAAACTTTTTAATATGTGCAATTGCAGTTTCTCTATTTACAACCTTATTCCAGTCAGCAGTTTTACCATACTCTCCAACTGGTGCATATTGGTTTCTAGCAAGTATCTCCTGTCTTGCCGTCCTACCACTATACCCCATTCTGTTGTATATTGACTGAGCAACATCAACAGCACCTTGGGTGTTAGAGTTTTCGTATAAAGATATCAATGCAAGTAACCAGAAGTCTGCACTACCACCAGTTGCTGGTGTTTGTGGTCCAGGTTTTCCAGGAACTTGGTTATCATCACCAGGAGCAGGTTCATCATCGTCACCAAATTTAAAAGGTTCTGTCAAAAGATTCAAAGCATCCCTAAAATCAATTTCCATTCTATTGAATGTACCTTTAACTTTTTCTAGTTGAGAATTTATCTGTTTTCCTGCACCAGCAAAGTTAAATGACATCAAGGCTCTTCCAAATATAACAACCAAACCACCAAGTTCTTGAAGCAACCTGACAGTGTTTGTTGTGAAGGATGATAATGTTCCAGTCAGTTTTACTATCCTTTCGCCAAGTTGTTTGGAGAATGATACAATGATTGGCATATTATTGACTATCCAACCAGTCAATGTCAAACCAATTGCTTTTAATATTCTTCCCAAAAATCCTTGCGAAGAACTGGTTATTGCTTTTCCTATTTTTGAAATTGGAGACGTTGCTTTTGATGCCTCAACAATGTCTTCTTGCTCTTTTCTACGAATAGCATTTCTTCTTAAACGATAGATATTCTCTCTCTTGGCAATAGACTTTTTCTTAAATACGGATTGACTTTCTAAGGTCTTTAAAATACTCCTAGAGAGTTTATTAGTTTCCTCTGTTTTCTTTTCAAGTCTACTAGTAGACCTAAAAATCTTAATTGTAACTAGTCGTATGAGTGGTAATGCCATACTAGACTACTACGTTATAATTTGCCATTGAATAATAAACATAAAAATTATCAAGGTTTGAAGAAGGAATAAAAGGAATACTGTTAGCAGAAGCATTCAATGTTGTAGGAAGTTCTTTTTGCTCCTGTTGCCCACCACCAGTAACCACAACATTAGTCTCTGGTTCTGGTGTTGGACCGACACTAGCAGCTCTTACTGATGCGGAAGGAGTTACTGCCTGAACATTCGCAGAAGTTGATATAGCAGGTGCTGCAAACATCTTAGAAAAGTCCATTCCCTCATACAATGAACCTTGCTGTGCTTGGGAGAAAATATTCTGCCCCAAGTTACTCATTGGCGTAAAACCAAAGATAGAAGCACCAAGTTTTACTGGAAATGGAAGAGGAAGTTTCGATAAACCAAAAACAAAAGCACTTCCAGATGCTGCACCAGAAACTGCTTGCCCTGGCGAAACACCGTTGAACATATTGGCACCGGCACCAAAAGCAGTCTGCGCTAGTGGATTTGAAGTAAATAACTTTCCAAAGTCAAGCAGTGCCCCCGCTGGCGAAAATGACTGCTGATTATTGTTAGTATTACTACCGGCACCATTATCATCTCCACTACCATTTCCATTACCATTTCCATTATTACCTTTCTTAAAAACTCCCGTAACTTTATCTATTGTACCTTGAATAAAGTCTCTAAGAAATTGTATTGGTTTTTTGAATAGACCGTTTCTGATAGACTGCGAAACTCTTGCAGTAGTTCTAGTAATAGAACCAACGATATTAGTTAATGACTCACCAATGTTTGAGAATATATTTTTTGCAGACTCAAATACCTTGTCAAAAGTTTGCTTTGCTTCTCCAAGTTTATCAATCGTAAACTTAGACGCGGATTTGATTCCAGATATTATCTTTGGACCTAACCATCCAGTCAACAATAACGTAAAGAATCCCATCAATCCTCTTAATGAGGACTGTGCTTTTACTGCTGCCTTTTGTGCTGGTTCAACAGTAGCGTTTTGAATTTTTCTCTCAACTAATGATTCTTGACCTTCCCTCAGTTGTAGTTGAGCTGCTCTTCTTTCTCTTTCCTGCTCTATTGCTTCCTTCTGCCTTTCTAAGAAAGCATTTGAAGTAATTGTCTGAGATATACTTTGTAACGAAGTACTCAGATTTACCATCTGAGCAGATATCCTGTCAAGTCTAATGTTTAGACCGCCAACTAAATTTGATACTGACGCAAGAACTTGCTCATTCTTTTGATCGACACTAGTATCCACTTCCTGCTGAGAGGGTGTGTTATTTAATATTGGCGACCTCATTTTAGCCATTTGCCTGATTCTTTAAATTTTCTTCTTCAATAAAGTGTTGAAGTAAACTAACGTAGATTTCCCTTTCCCAGGGTATCATGTTTTCAAGCTCTGTTAATGAATATTTATGGTGCTGAATCAAAGCAAAGTTGGTTTTGAAGTATGACTCAAGGTTCTCATGAGCCATACTCACCCGAAAAAAGCAGTCAGTCCCTCCAAAACAACATCACTTTCTACACCAGTCTTTGGATTGGTTATTGTAATAGTATGAGAAAGTTTTGGCATTGTCTCAAAGAACTTTTCAATTTCTTTGAACTGCTTGGAACTTAACTGCTCCAAGAATGCATTCAGTTCTTTCTTGGAATACTCAGAAGCACTCCATGACTCTTCCTCATTGTAAATTTGTTCGATACAACTTGAAATGAGTTCAAAGGTATCATCAACTGTTATTTCTTCAGTTTCAGTGTTGAAGTTTGTCTTGATGAACTCATTCATTGATGGATACTTCATTCTTAAACTCAACTGGTCGTCAAGTTTAATGTCTCTATTATGTTCTGAACTTACCTGAACCTTAATTTCATCTAGGTTGATGAAAGTTGGTACTTGGGTAACACCATCATCGGGGCAAGTGATAAGAACTTCAATGTCCTCACCAACAGACTTTCCACGAATATTTAAAAACAAGTATTCAATATCAAATGTAGAGAGTTGGTCTACTTTAACACCACGAGTTAAGATACAGTTTGAAATAACATCCTTAACCGCCCCTGCAATTTGTTTTGGATCCTCAGTTTCCATTGCAATAATGAGGATCTTTTCTTCTTTGACTAGAAAGGGACGATATTTAATTTTCTTTTTATTCGAAGGCAACTCAATTTCATATGTCGGAGTCGCAATAGTTGGTAAAGGCATAATAACCCAAAAAGTTCAGTTAGAAATATTTAGAGTCAAATTTAAATTACTCTTTCTCTTACAGTTGGTCTAGTTGTAAGTTTATCGTTAACAATTGCCTCTCCGGTAGACATGCCAGAAGGTCTAAATCTTACACCACCCGCTCCTGCTGCCCCTGGCGAAACGGGGACAAAATTACCAGCAGAAGGACCACCATTTAAGAAGTTAAAACCTTTAAATGTCATATCTAGATTATTATCAGATCCACTGTAAACGGCATAACTTGTGGTTTTACCGCAAACATATCTATCAAAGTTGAATGATGCACTAACTTTTAAGATATCTGAGTTTGCATAGGATACTGGTGTAGAGTTTAATGCAATGGGGAATAGTCCATAGAATGTATATTCTAACTGCTTATTGTAGTCTCTGTCAAACTTGACAATTTTTGTACTGTCACACTTATATTCTTCTGGATATCTCATTCTGAAAAAGTATCCATCTCTCGAAGGAGAAACACCAGAACCAAAAGAAATAAACTCTATCCAGTGCTCCAAGAACTTTAACGATCTGTATGCATTGTCAACATAGAACTCCAAGTCAATTTGTGTGAACAAACGAGTATGTGCCATCTTCTCAACGACACCCATGTAGTTGCCAGAAATATCTGCTGTTCCTAAAGAACTTCCAGGCAGAACGGCAGAATTGCACAGAAGACCAACACTCTCGCCAATGAAACGAGCATCAATTCCTCTATATGCCAGATGACCTCTCAAAGGATAAGACAAACCACCAAAGATAACTTCATAATGTGAAGTCTGCGCTAGGTTAGTTATGAGTGGTTTGAACTCTGATATCTTTCTTGGAGTAGGCACTCTAAATATCTTATATGTGATTGTTATAGTTATTTAGATGTCATATAAGGGAAAATATCAACCTTCACACCCCAAAAAATACAAAGGAGACCCAACAAATATCGTTTACCGCTCTCTTTGGGAGCGCAAATTTATGAGATATTGTGACATGAATGAGAGTATCTTGGAATGGGGTAGTGAAGAAATGTTCGTGTGGTATCGTTCTCCAATAGACAATAAACCACACAGATACTTTCCAGACTTTTATATTAAAGTCAAAGAGTCATCTGGTAAAATTAAAAAATACATTATTGAAATTAAACCACAAAGACAAACTGCCCCACCACCAAAACCAAAGAGACAAACTCAAGGTTACATTCGTGAGGCTTATGAGTATGCTAGAAACCAGGCAAAGTGGGAAGCAGCAAAAGAATGGTGTCTTGATAGAGGTTATGAGTTTAGAGTCTTTACAGAAAAAGAACTCGGTATTAAGTAATGCCAAGAAAGACAGTTAAAGAACAAAAACAAAAAAGAGTTACGGATACTGATACTAACCGTAACCGTGTTCGTGCTGTCACCGATGGTCTGGTTGGAACAGAAGACCCAGATGATATCATGCTTGAACTGATAGAAGTTTTAGACGAAATACCACCAACACAAGTTGAATCTGGAAAGTTCTACATCTTTGTCTACAACCCCAAAACTCCAAACATACAATACGATCAAAATCCATTCGTAGCAGTCACTGATGTATTTGGTTGGGGTTTCCGTGGTATCAACTTCCATTGGTCAGAAACACGCCAATACACATGGAATGAAGTTCCTGGTGGAATATATGAAGTTTACTCATCGGAAGTAAAAGATTTGCAGGGTATTCCTTTTGGAAAGTTCCGTCTAAATAGTTAGAAAAGGATAAATGCCTGATTCTGCACTTGGGTACAACCT